AACTGACGAAATTTTAGAAAAAAATCAACACGAGCCTGTTTTATGGAAACGTCAAACTTATGGAATAAATCAAGTTGTTTTAGGTATGGCAGACATTAGTGGTGAATATGTTTTAAGAGAAGATGCAGAAGATATTGCTAAAAATGGAGTTCATAAATTAGTAATTAATGATAATTTATTTGCATATACTCAAGAAAAAAGAAATCAACTTATTGATGAATTATTTAATCAAGTTCGAGGCTTCGGTTATATTCCTTATGAGGTGAATTGCGAATGGTTAAATTATTTAGAAATTGGTGATACAATAACTATTGATAACATTGAAACAGTTGTTTTAAGAATAAATGGTAAATCTCCAAAAGCATTAGAAAGTAATATATCAGCACCAGCAATAAAAGACAGTTCGATAGAATATATTAATAACACCGATACAATAGAAAACAGAATGAAAAGAACAGAAATATCAGTTGATAAACAAAATCAAACTATTGAAAGTGTTGTTGAACAAACAGATGAACAAAATCAAAAAATAAATAGAGTTGTACAAACTGTTGATGAATTAAATAGTAAAATAAGCGATATTGCAGATATTACAATTAGTGCAGAAGATACAGATGGTAAAGTTGAATTAAATAATATAAATCAAAGTGAGCCAATTAGAATAGTTGTAAGACCTATTGGAGAAAGTATAAGTTATGTATACCCGCATAACAATTTATTTCCAAACGATACATTATATTTAAAAAATAGAAAAATAAGATTTGAAAATATAAAAACAAGTGAAATATTTGATTATGAATTACCAGCAGATTTATTATATTATAATAGTGAAATATATGATGAATTTATACTTGACTATGATAGTCAAACTTGCATTATTAATAAAATGCTTGATTATAATGAAGATGGCTCAATATACGTATTGCCAAGCATTAAAACATTAGAATTTGAATACCCACGAATTTTATTAACAGATGGTGATTATGAAATTTCTGTTTTAAGTTATGATACTGCTTATTTGTTTGTTAGATTAATGGCACAAAATATATACACAACACAATTTGCAACGAGGGCGGAATTAAGCACAGAAATACAACAAACAAATCAAGAAATAAATCTTATTGCAATTCAAAAAGTAGGTAATAATGAAGTTATATCTAGAATAAATCAAAGCGCAGAAGAAATAACAATAGAAGCCAATAAAATTAATATGAATGGTGTCGTTCAATTAATTAATGAAGGGACAACAACTATTAATGGAAATAAAATCACGACGGGAAGTATTACTTCTGATAAAGTTTCTTCTGATATAATAACTACAAATAATTTTTCATCACAAAATATTAATGCAAATAATATTACAAGTGGTATTATTTCAACCGAAAGATTAGAAACTAAAGTTATTACTACGGATAATATTTCAGCACAAAAAATAAGTGCAAACAATATTGAAGGCGGAACTATAAGCGCCTCAAATATTAATTTAAATGGTGTTAGTTTAGGAACATCTTCGAGTACAATAGGTGGGTTTATAACAAGCAATGAGGGTTTTGAAAATGCAAATTTTGCAGTTAGAACTAACGGGACTATGGTACTATATCCACAAATTGACGGTGGTGCTACTTATCGTTTAAATAATGGTTTAAGATTAAACGCTTCTGCAGGTGTTGTTATTTCTTCAAATGGTGGAGTAACATCTAATTTTCCAACTACTAATTTAGATTTAAAAGCTTGTAGTGGTGCAGTTGCTTATTTAGCCTGTATGAGAAATGCAGATGGAACTGATGAAAGAAGTGGAGTTAGTTGCGCTGATGGAGTATTAAATTTAAGAAGCAGTGGAGCTATATATGCAAATGGTTCTGCAATAGGTGGAAGTTCATCAAAAAATACTAAAACAAACATTATAGAATTATCACAAAAAAAGAAAGACGAATTATATAAACTTATTAAAAATGTTCCTTTTTATGAATATGATTATAAACCTCAATATGGGAAAGAAAAAAATTATGGTTTCTTAATTGAAGATATAGAAAAAACTAAATTAAATGATTTGCTTCATATAGTAAAAATTAATGATGATATAAAAACATATTGTAGCGAAGATTTAACAAGATTAAATCTAATAATTATAAAGGAACTTATGAATAAAATAGAAATATTAGAAAATAAAATAAAAGAATTGGAGAGTGATAAAAATGGCATATGAAAAAATAAATTGGAAAAATTTGCCCGATACAAACACACCAGTAAATGCGGAAAATTTAGAAAAAATGGATGACCAAATTGAAGAAAATACAAATTATATTGAAGTGTTAAATAGAAAGAGTGAATTGAATTTATTGTGGCAAAATAATGATACAACAATAGATTTTAATGAACAAGACATACAACTTATAAATGATAATTATGATGATTTAATAGTATATTATATTGAAGCAAAAAACTCAAGTTATGTTTATAATAAGGTTATACCAAAAGGTTATGGAGGAAGGTTGACAACTTGTTTCGCTCCACCAGATGTTAATTTGGCTTGTTATTCGCGTGAAATGCAAAGAATTGATAATACAACTTTTCATTTTGTTTCAGCAAGATTATATTATTCTTATGCTGATGGAACACAAGTAAACAGAGAAAGTAATGATGTAATTATTCCTGTCTTAATATATGGCAAAATAAATGAATAGGAGGTAAAAGATGACCGATAATATAATTAGAATTAATCGTGGAGACAGAAAAACTTTTAGACTTGTTGCAAAAAGTGGCAGTTTTAAAGTTGGCGATATAATAAAATTTTCAGTAGTAAAAAAGAAAAATTTTAATGAGGTTGTATTGCAAAAAAAATTTGTTATTAATGAAGATGGAACAGACTTTTATTTTACTTTAACAAAAAAGGACACTACTATTGGTGAAATTATAAATAAACCTGTTACATATTGGTATGAAATTGAATACAATGGAGACCAAACTATAATTGGTTATGATGAAAACAAACAAAAAGAATTTATATTATTACCAGAGGCAAAAGATGTGGAGGTAGTTGATAATGTTGATTGATGAAGTTATTGAACTAGAGGCTAATATAGTTGAAACAGGCCCGCAGGGTTTAAGTGCTTATGAAATATATCAAAAAAACGGTGGTATGTTAAGTGAAACAGAATGGTTAGAAAGTTTAAAAGGTAAAGACGGAAAAGATGGAGAAAATGGACAAGATGGAAAAGATTATATTTTAACCGAAGAAGATAAACAAGAAATTGCAAACATAGTATTAAGTGAACTTCCAAATTCTGAGGAGGTTAACTATTAATGGCAACAGTTATAATAAATGATGATTATTTAAAAAATATCGCAGATGCAATAAGAAATAAAAGTGGTATAAATACTACATATAAACCAAATGAAATGGCAAGTGCTATTCAACAAATACCAACTCAAAGTGGCGAAAGTGAATGGCAACCCAACGAGGAATGGTGGGATATTGAAAAAATTTTAGAAGAAGATACAGAGGACTATCCCGCTAAAAGTATTCATTTATTACTTGATAATTCTCCAACAACAACTATTCCGTTTAATTATACAGGTGTTAACATAGAAAAAGTAAAAACAAGTGATGGAGCAGAATATTTTTATAGTAGTACAAACCGTGTTCATACTTGGGATAAAAGTAAAGATAAAGAATGTTCAAAATGTTATAAAACAAGATATATAATTATGTATAGAAATAGTGAAAATATAAGTGATAATACAAATACAAATTTTGCTTCTTCTTCTTTATAAATTATTTATAAAAATTGTAAAATCACGACAGGAAGTAATGTAAATTTTTATAATAACGCTTATTATTTAGAAAGAATAAAATTAATTAATAGTGAAATTATAGCAGAAAATACAAAGACAAATTTTAGATATTGTTATAGTTTAACAGGAATAGATGGCGGCGAATTAAATTTACAAAGTACCTCAAATTTATTTGATATTATTTCTTGGGATAATAAAACGCCTATTTCAATAGAAAATATTACAAGTCGTTTTTCAACGCTTTCAAATATTAAAAAATATAAAAAATTATCTTTGGGTGAAACATCGACATCTTTAGGAAGTTTGTTGATACCATCTACAGAAGAAATTGAAGAACTAAATATAGAAAATTTTACAGGAACAACAAACAATTTAAATGGAATGTATTTATTAAGAAATATTAATAAAATAACAGGTATAAAAGTAAATATTAATTTTTCTGTTTGTTCTAATTTAAGTATAAAATCATTAATTGCAATTATTAATGGAATGGAAGATTTAACAAGTTTAACTTCACAAACTCTAACTTTAGGAAACTCATTAAAAGATAAAGTTTCAAACTTATATGTAAAAAATAACGGTAGTGAAATTATAAAATGTGAGTCAACAGATGAAGAGGCGCATTTATATATTGACTACTGCACTCAAATTTTGAATTGGACGGTGGCTTAAATGAAAATAATAAAAAAGAATGAAATTAATGTATTAATACCCGAAGAAAAACACTCATTAAAACAACTTAATGATTTTGAAAATCCACCTTATTATACAAAAGAAGTTTTTCTTGCTAAAAGTATTGATACATTAGAAAAAGCGCAAAAAATTTGGGAGGAAATACAAGACAGTATAATTGAAGAGATAGAAAAGAATTAAAAAGGAGGTGAGAAAATGGAAATGTTGCAAAATTATGGACTTGAAATATTAATGACAATAATAACTGCTTTGACTTCTTTTGTTGGTATAACAATAAAAAACGCTTATACAAAATATGTTGATACACAAACAAAAAAAGAAATTGTTAAAAGCACAGTTTGTTATATTGAACAAGTTTATTATGCTATGAATGGTGAAGATAAATTGGCAAAGGCAAAAGAAAAAGCATTAGAATGGTTAAATCAAAAAGGCTTAAAAATTAGTGAAACCGAACTTGAAATATTAATCGAAAGTGCGGTAAATGGTTTAAAAGGAGAATAAAAATGATAACAATTTCAAAACAAATAACTGAACATTTTCACAGCACAGAATTTAAGTGTAAATGTGGATGTAATGAAATAAAAATAAGTGAACAATTAGTACAAAAATTAGAAAATATATTTAAAAAATTAAATGCAAGCAAATGTATTATTTCAAGCGGTTACAGATGCCCAAGTTATGATATAAAAATTGGCGGTTTTGCTGGAAAACATAGTGAAGGCTTAGCAGCAGATTGCATTTACTATGATGAAAATGGACAAGTGATACCAAGCAAAATAGTAATATGTGTTGCATATGATATGAAAGAATTGAATGGCATTGCTAAAATAAATGATAATTATACACATTTAGATGATAGAGGAAGTGGCTCTTATAGAGGAGACGAAACAAGAGGAAATGGTTCATATTGGACAAATCCTTATGAATATTTTGGTGTTACTAGAGAAGATGTGGCAAAATATACAAAAGAAGATTTGAACAAAATTGTTGATGTATTTTATAAGGTTAAAACTCAAAAACACGGTTGGTTGCCAGAAGTTAAAAATTTAGATGACTATGCTGGTTGGGAAAACAGCCCAATAACTAATGTTGCTATTAAAGTTAGCAAAGGCGAAATAAAATACAGAGTACATGTTAAAGGTGGAAATTGGCTTCCATATGTTAATGGATATGATGTAAACAATGCTAAAAATGGTTATGCTGGAAATAATAAGCCTATTGATGCAATAGAAGTTTATTATTATACACCTAGCGACATCAGACCTTACAAAAAAGCAAAATACAAAGTTAATGAATATACTTGGCAATATGACAACGAAAAAACAAATAATCAAGATGGTTATGCAGGTGTATTTGGTAAAGGGGTTGTAAAATTTCAAATTGTTATTGAATAACAAAAGACCTATTTTATATAGGTTTTTTTATTTATTTTAAAAATGTTATAAAAAATACCTAAAAAGGTATTGACAAAATACCAAAAATGGTATATAGTTAAATTACAATAAAGGAGGAATAAAAATGATAAATTAGCCAATAAAATTATTTTAATAATAAAAAAGAAAGAGGGCTTTAAAATGAAAAAAAGAAAATTAAATTGGGTTGCAATTGGTAACGCAATTGGATTAATAGCAAGTTTATTATTAATAATTGATACAATAGTTAAAATTGTTATTAAACCATTTTTTACAAAACAATTAGTTGCATTAACACCGTTTGGATTAATATTGTTAATAATTGCTTTTATGGTATGTAATTCTAATTTTAATTATTTTAATGAAAGAATAACAAGAACAAAAAACCATTAATAAAATACCATAATTGGTATTGACAATATACCATAATCAGTATATAATTATATACAGATAGGAGGTAGAAATGATTAAGAAAAAACTTCATATTGAAATTGAAGAAACAATAAAAAAGAAACTTGATGAAATTGCCAAAGGACGCGGAATGAAAACAAATGAACTTATTAGATTTATTTTATCAGAATATTTATTAAAGAATGGAGAAAAATAAAATGGAATTAAAAACTTATGAAATACCAAATAATGTTAAAAATGGAATTTATTTGTTAATAAATGATGAAAAAGTAGTTTATGTTGGACAAACAAAAAGTGGTTTAAGAAGAATTATGCAACATAATGATAAGGTTTTTAATAAATATTCCTTTGTTGAAACTCCATTAGATGAATTGGATTATTATGAAGATAAATATATAATGAAATTTCAACCTAAATATAATAATTTTTATAGTTATTATAGAATAAGTATAGATAGTGCTTACAGACAATTGAAACATTGTATAAAAAAAGAATTAAATATAAACCAATTTAAAGAATATGTAGAAGATAATCAAATTGAAATAAAAAAATTTAAAGATTATTTAACCATAACAAAAGATGAATTTTATTATATAAAAGAAAAATTAGAAAAGTTATGGTGTCAACAATGACAAAAGATGAAATGTTAAATATGGAAAATAATTACACAGTTTATATGCACAAAAATAAAATAAACGGTAAAGTTTATATTGGTATTACAAAAACTAAACCTAAATATAGATGGAATAACGGAAAAGGTTACAATAATCAATATTTTAAAAAAACAATAAATAAATACGGTTGGAATAATTTTGAACATATAATATTATTTGAAAAATTAACGCAAAAAGAAGCAGAAGAAAAAGAAATAGAACTTATTAGTCATTATAATTCAACTCAAAAAGATTTTGGTTATAATATCTCTAAAGGCGGAATGGTTAACAATGGAGTTGCTTGCAAAGAAGAAACTAAAAAGAAAATAAGTATTGCTAACAAAGGAATAAAAAATGGTATGTATGGTAAAAAACACAGCAAAGAAATTAAAGAAAAAATATCTAAAAGAAGCAAAGAATTATGGAAAAATAAAAATCATAGAGAAAAAATGTTAGAAATATTAAATAATAATCGTCATGATTTTGAAAAAGGACATATTCCTTGGAATAAAGGTTTAAAAGGAAAACCAGCATATAATCGTAAAAAAGTTATTTGCATAGAAACAGGAGAAATATTTAATTCAATATCTGAAGCTGAAAAAATAAAAAACACAAATAATATTAGTTATTGTTGCAATGGTAAAAGAAAATCTACAAACGGCTTACATTGGAGATTTTATGAAGAATGAAATTGATAATATAAAAAACAAAATCAAAGAAGTTTTTGGTAAATATACTTTTGTAGAAGACGGTCATTATTATTTATGCAGAGGAAAACGTGTAGGAATTAGTACAACAGGTCTTATAGCTCAATATGAAAATCATTTTGATAGTGAAACAATTTCACAACAAGTTGCAAATAAAAGAGGAATAAGTCAGAAAGAAGTTCTTGAAGAATGGAGAATAGAAAATTTGCATTCTACAATCAAGGGAAGTTTCATACATGAATTTGCTCAAAGCCTTTGGGAAGATAAAGAATATGTATTTGATTATTCAAAAGTTCCAAAAGAAATTGACATTGATAGATTAAAAAGCGACATAAATAAGTTAATACCACAAGCAATTAATTTTTACAATGATTATAAAGATATATATGAACTTATAGGCTGTGAAATATATTTAGGTGATGAAGATTTTGATGAATGCGGAGCAACTGACCAAATACTTTATAATAAATATACTGGTGGAATAGCAATAATCGACTATAAAACAAACAAAGAAATAAAAAAAGAAAGTTATAAACATCAAAAAATGTTAATTCCTTTACAACAATATGATGATTGCAATTATATACATTATTCAATTCAATTGAGTGGCTATAAATATAAATTTGAAAAAAATACTAAATTAAAAGTTGATGAAACATTTATTGTTTATTTTAACATAAATGCAAATAACTATGAAATTATTGAACCATTAAACATGGAAAAAGAAGTTAAAAAAATATTAGAATTAAGGAAGGTGAATAAGATGGCAAGAATGCTATTAGTAATTGGCGAAGGAGGAAGTGGAAAAACTGCAAGTTTAAAAAACTTAAATCCGCAAGAACATTATTATATTGATTGCGACAAAAAAGGACTAAATTATAGAGGTTGGAAAGAAGATTACAACGAGGAAAAAAAGAATTATTACAAAACAAATGATGGAGAAGTTGTAAGTAGATTATTGCAAAACATAAGCGAAAAAGCACCGAATATAAAATATATAACTATCGATACTATAAACTCAATAATGATTGCTGATGAGATGAAAAGAATGAAAGGAAAATCTTATAATGAATGGCAAGATTTAGCAAAATGTATATTTGATATAATAGACATCGTTCCTGATTTAAGAGAAGATTTGACAGTTATATTTATAGGACATACTCAAACCGAAGAAGATGGATTTACTAGACTTCTTACAAATGGAAGAAAATTAAATAAAATAGGGCTTGAAAAATATTTTAACACTGTTTTACTTTCAAAAGCTTTAAACGGAAAATATATATTTGAAACTAGAGCAAACAATAGCACAGCAAGAACACCAATGGGTGCATTTGAAGAATTAGAAATTGAAAATGACATTGTTAAAGTATTAGAAGTATTAAAAGAATATTAATGTAAAGGAGAAAAAAATGGAAAAAATGGTTGGGATTTTAATTATAAAAAATTATCAAGTTGAAGAATTAATTGATACTTTGTTAAACAATGGTTATATTGTTAAATTACAAAAAGAAAACGAAACTTCAAAAAGAATTCAAATATATAGTTTTGTAGAAAATAAAGAAAGTGAGGAAAAATAATTATGAAAAAAATTGAAAATTATGATGATATTAAAGTTACCGAAAACAAACCAGTATTACAAGTTGGAGGCTATGAATGTGTTATTAAAAATGTAAAACATTTTGAACATAATGGAATTAAAAAAATATCGCTTGAATTAGATATTGCAAATGGTGAATTTAAAGATTATTATCAAAATAAATATGATGAAAGAAGTGGAGATGCAAAATACTGGGATGATGGTGCAACACTATCATTTCCAGAAGAACCAATTGAAGATAAAGAAAAATCTTATTTCAAAGGATTAATAACCGCAATTCAAAGTTATAATCAAAACTATACTTGGAATTGGGATGAGGAATCTTTAAAAGGATTAAAAATTAATTGCAATTTTAGTTTAAAAGAATATGAGGGTAGTGATGGTAATATTTACACTAAACCACAAGTTAGCAGATTTGTTAATAGCAAAGACAATTTCAAAAAGGATTATGTGCCTACTGTTAGAACTATAAATAACGAATTTATTAAATACGAAGAATATAAAAAAGGAAATAGTGTTAAAGAATTAAACAATTTATTTGGCAATGGTGTTGTTGAAATTAGCGACGGAGACCTACCATTCTAATTATGAAAATAAAGGACTTTGAAAAAAGTTCTTTTTTTGTGATTAAAAATGTGATATAATATTTTAATTTTTTTTATTTTATATATTGACATTATAATATTTTTAGTGTAGAATTATAATTGTAAGAAAGGTAGGTTAAAGAAATGTATATTTTCAAAGCGAATAACGATGTTAAAATCAACCAAACGATAGCTAGTGAAGTTATTGGTTTGACACAACCAACTTTGTCAAATATTCTGAATAGAAAAGTTGCTTGTAGAAAAGTTGTTGCATTTTGTATTACTAAGTATATTGATGAAAATGCAGAAATTGAA